ATCCAATTCTGGACTAAATTATAATTTTCCAAATTCTCATCAATATTGAATGTTAGTCTAAAATCATCAAAAACTAGTTTATCTCCAGGTATTGCAATATCTTTTAAATAAGTCGGTTGAATTGCAGCTCCAAGGGTTATTCCTGGGACATTCGCTGATTTTGAAAAGAAATCTATCTTTGGAGCCCTTGTTAGAATGAATTTAAATCCTACAGGACTCAAGAAATTTCTATTTGCAATTTGTCTATCAAAAGCGCCTGACATTGTTTTTACTTTTATTTATTTGCAATAAAAAAGGGTCCTTTTGGACCCTGGAAACTGAAGAGTTGTGAAATGAATCACATGAGGTTTGCGACCTTGACTCTTCTGTAGTAACGGTTTGCATTGAGGCGGAGTCTTCCGAGTCCCTGATCGGTTCCTTCTGCAAATGGGTTGGCAACAATACCATAACGGGTCTTGAAGCCAATTTTTGGTTGGAAGGTGTCCTGACCGACGGCACGAACCATCTGGAGAGGAACATATGGGCAGTAGAAGATACCAGCGTCATATGCGCTAGAACCCTTGTAACCTACAACGTAGTACTGATCAGCACCAGTTCCACCACCGTTGTAACCAGCAGCATAAGGATCGATATATACACGATACTTACCTTGGAGAACACCAGCGAAGGTGTTACCAGTGTCATCAACGTTTAGGTTAGCGTTGAGTGCAGGGGTGTAGTCAAGTACACCAGCCATGGTTAGAGCGGAAGCAACGTCTGCAGAACAGATGATGGTGTTGCCCTTTCCACGACGAGTTCTCTGAGCGATTGCGTTAGCATCACGCTCGATTTGGAACAGAAGACCCTTGAACTTCTCAACTGACCAACGACCGTTGGAGTCAACGTCTAGGTCGAATATACCAGAAGTTGCGGTGTTTGCAGTAGCACCTTGCTCAGCAACCTTATAGATGGTTCTGATGACTTCTCTGTTGATTTCAGCGAGGATCTCAGTAGAGAGAAGGTTAGCAAGTTCTGCTTCTGCGTTTAGACCGTGGATCGCCTTGAGGTCTTGAGCGAGCTCTAGGGAGTACTCAGCCTTGAGGGCGCGTGACTTTGCAGTAACGGTGACTTTCTCGATTGAGAATGCCATCTCGTTGAAGTAGTTACCAGCAGCATCTCCGAGAGCCTCGGAATCGCCAGTGGTCATACCCTGACCAACGTTATATGGTGATGGGTTGGTAGTAGCGGTTCCAACTGGGTTGAGAAGACCTGGATTGCTTCCATCCTGGTTGGTTGTACCGAAACCAACTAGACCATCGGAGAATCCGTTGGAAAGGTTACGGCTGTTATTCTGACCAGAGAAAGTGGTGTCTACTTCATTGAAGAAGGTCTCATCGCCACTCTGACCGTTGTAACGGGAACGCATTGCGAAGATAAGTCCAGTAGGACCGGACATTGGTTGAACGCCACAAATGTCATATGCAATGAGATTAGGCATTGCACGACGGATGAGGCTGATTAGAACTGGATCGAAACCAGCAACAGGACCAGCAGCATCAGCAGAACCAGAGAATCCACCAGTACCAGCAGAGTTGGTTGGGGAAGCTTCACCAAGGAACTGAGCGGACTCGCGGAGTTCTCTCTCTTGGTTCTCTAGAAGTTGTGCAGTAACTGCACGTCTGTGGGAATCTTTGATATCGCCTAGACCGTCGAAGTCTAGAACTGGAGCCCACTTCTCCACTAAGTATTGTGAATTAATTCCGTCCATTTTAGTTTGATACCTCGTTTTAAGTGTTGTTAAACTGCGGTTTGAGTATTATCTAAAAATCACTTTTTAGCAACGGTGGAAAGCGCTCTTAAATAAGCATCCATAGAAGGTGAATGAACCACTTCTTGGAAATTGGCTTCTTCTGATAGATTTTCCGTTTCGTCAGCTGGAGCACTAGCATGTTCTGGGAAGTAGGACTTCCTTAGAGTTACTAGTTTCTCACGATAGTTCGCTTCACTCTCAAACTCAACACTTTCTGCAAGGCTTGCAAACTTATCCTTTTGGGATAGTGCGAGACCTTCTGCAACTTCACCAAAAATTCTGTCAGCAGAACTTTCAGAGAGCTTTTGATTAAGAGCAATATTGCGCTCAATCTGCTCGTTGAGTTTTGTCTCCATATCATCAAGTTTTTGTACCATGCTCTCTAGTACATCATATTTCTCTTCAGGCATTGATACATAATGTGCTTCAAAAAGATTCTTCATGCCATCCATGAAGGATTCGGTAATTTCGGTTTTGAGTCCACTCTCAACAGCGAGAGCATTCTCTTCTAACCACTCGGATGCAACATACTCTAGGTATGAGTCAACACGCTCGGTTAGTTCTAGTTTGATTTCTTCAACCTCTTCTGCAAGAGCAACAGCATAGTGTTCTTCTAGAACAGACTGAATTTCTTGAGTCTTAGCGTGAAGGGCAGCTTCAAATACAAGCTTTGCCTTTTCTCTAAACTCTTCGGAGAGTTCCTCGTCTCCAGAAAGGAGAGCGTTAACGTCCTCATCGATGATAGAATCTACATCTTCTTCGACAACTTCTTCCTCAGAAGCTTCTTCGTCAGATTCTTCAGCACCCTCTTCATCAACCAACTCATCCTCTTCTACTTCCTCTTCGACTTCTTCCTTCATTCCACCACCTTGACCAGGTGTTGAAACTGGAGTTGCAGAAGTAGCAGCAGAATCAGCTGCAGAAGCTTTAGCGTTTACAACATCCTTAACTTGCTTAAGGGTTGCACCAGGAGTCTTTAGCATATTGCTATTATCATCTGGCTTGCTATTCTCAGGTGTAGGGCCTCCAAGATCTTCCCAAGCACCAGTTTGACCTGGAGTTGCAACTGGAGTTGCACTTTTCTCTGGGGAAGCCGGTGCAGATGCATTAGCATTTACAGCGGTTTTGGATTGTGAAGTGCCGCTTCCTGCGCCACCGCCCTGACCGGGGGTAGCAACAGATTCCATTTCTTGTAAATTGTTACCACGGGACATTTTTACTCTCCGATTACCTTAGTATAATCTGTATTTATTTATAAATTATAGATTTGACAGAAACTCTTGGAACAGATTTAACTTCTGCTCATCAAGTCTTCTTTGGTCTATAAGTGTATTTATTCTTTTTTGAGTTCTTTCTGCAAGTTGTTCACGAAGAATTCCTCCATCCCAAACCCACTCTTTACCTTCCATGATTCCAGAAACAAAAGCATCTGGAGCAGAAGGATCAGCAACGATATCAGCTGCAGTAGCAAGCATAAAATCTTCACCGACAATTTTGTGTCCTTCACTAGTTGTTTGTAGAGAACCTACACCACGAGAAGAAACGCCGAGCATTACTCCTTCATCCAAAAGGGAAGATGCAATCTTACCCATAGGAGTATTGAGGATTTGTGCTTTGCCTTTGAAGTTATTGCCTTCCTGAACTAGTGAAGTGATTTTATGAGAAACTCGATCAAGATTTACCGTAGGTCCATCAGGATGTCCAAGTTCTCCAAGAGCACGACCTTTCTGAACAAACTGTTCATTATAACGATCTACTTCACGGGAAAGAACGTTAATTGGGTACATTCTTCCATTGCGATTTTTAATTTCTCCTTGGAGAAATACGCCTTCAATGTAGAGTTTTTTATTAGCACCTTTTCCTTCGGTGATAATCTTTACATTCGTTACTTCTTCGGTAATTAGTTTCATAGTTCTTAGTTGGTGAGTCCTACTTTAGATGCTAATACTGATGCAGATGATGCAAAGATTACATCAGTTGAATATTTTTCAAGAAATTCAACTGATCCAGTTGCCATTGTAAATGTACTAGTAGTTGCGGATCCAACAGAAGGTGAAAGACTTACTGTAGCCGCAGCGCCAGATCCATTGTACAATCTTACACAGGTCGCTTCACTAATGCTGGAAGCTGCACCTGATGTAGTTGGCATCGCAACTTCTGTTGCAATTATTTTTGTTCTTTGCATTGTTATAATAAAGTTCTATAATAGCTATTTATTATTCTGCGTCTTCTTCATAGTCTTCGGACTCTTCTGGTGAATCTTCATACTCGATTTCACCGGATTCTTCCTCGCCACCAAACATTGAAGCAGCCACAACAGGTCTAATAATTTCAATGTTTTCTGCAGATTTTTGCATTAAAATTTCTTTAATACGGTCACTAATATCTGCAGGAGATTCATTAGAAACCATCATGTCAATAAGGTCATCCATTTTTAAAAGTTCAGTGTTTACTTAAGGGTATTTATTAAATTCTGCCACCTTTTGGCATTGTAACTTTTGAAGCTTCCTGTGATGGAGGCATTTCTGCAACCGCAGTGTCAGCTTCTGGGCTCATGGGAACTTCTCCCATTGCAGGTTGTTCTGTTGCTGGAGGTTCTTGTCCCAACGGTAATCCAGTCGTTGGATCGACATCGGGTGGAATTATGCCAGCTTCTTTTTCTGCAATGATTTGTTGATCAATTTCAACAATCTCCGAATCAGTTTGTTTGAGAACATTTCTTCTTATATAATCTACAGAGAAATATTTTCCAACATAAGGTTCTGCAACTGCAAGAACATTCAGTCTATTTTGAATTAGTTCAGCCTCTTTTAATTCCGCAAAATGATTGTCATATACAAAGTCAAACTGAATATGATCTGAGAGAACTTTCCAATCCTCAGGTGTGACAACATTTTTTAAAATAAGTTGAGTCTTCAACATATCCATGAATAGTTGGGAGAATCTTTTTCTCATTCTTCCAACAAATTTGGTGAACTTGATTTCATCTCTAAGAATTTCAGAAGAACGACCTAAATTAAAACCGCCTTCTCCGCCTAGACGAGATTCTGGAACTCCTAGAGCTCTGAAAAGTTTCTTCTGAAAGTAATTAACATCAGTAAGTTCACCGAGATTTTGTCCGCCAGGTAATGTAGTAATTTCAGTTCCTCTACCGCCCTCTCGTCTTGGAAGCCAAAAGTCTTCCAACATAGACATCATTTTTTTATCGTCACGGATCTCTCCAGTATTTGCATCGTAAACTAACTTATTACGATAACGAGTCATGACATCACGGAGATATTGTTCCGCTTTAATCTTTGGTAGATTGCCTACATCAATATAAAAAATTCTTCTTTCTGGTGCTCTTGATAATCTGTAGATAACAAGAGAGTCTTCAATCATTCTAAGTTGATTGAGTGCCTTAATTGCTTTATGGAGATATGAAAGAACTACTTGTTTATTTCTGTCCACTAAACCAGAGTGAACATACGTAATTGCATCTTTAGAAATTCTTGAAGCTCCTCCAACAGCATTTTTAAAATTACTGGTTCTTTGGTGATTACCGCCTCTCAGATTTGGATCATATTCATAAAACTCCTCAACTTCAGGAGTAACCATATTTCCATTCGCATTTCTTCCATCAGTTACCATAAAAGATGGATTCAGAACATGTTTTCCATCTTTTTTAATTTTTCTTACAAGTTTGATCTTCATTGGATCAATATATCTGACCTCTTTAATTCCTTCTTGAGGTTTTTCCAGATCAATGACTTTATGGTAGTAGATTCTTCCATCTACATACCAGTTTCTCATAATCTCATGACATCTCTTATCAAAATCTAAAATTTCTTTAATATACTTAAATTCGTCTCTAATAATAGATTTCAGTTTATCCGAAGCCGGAACATTCTGCAAATCAATTTGAACTGGAGAATCATTTTGATCTGACACAATCGCTTCATTAATAATATCTTCAATAGCTCCATCTACTTCAGGGTGAAGTGCCATTTCACGATATCTTTTGATTAGATCGTATTCAGATTTATATACTCCTTCGATATCAACATACTGTCCATAAAATCCACTAGACACATAAAAGTCCGAAGAATCTTCTTGATTCTCCGGAACAGGAGAGACGATAGATTTTTTTGATCTATCGTCCTCCGAATCTTGAATTTTAAAACCAAATAATTTAGGCATTACTCAAGTATAAACTCTATTTGTATTATTTATAGAGGGTTAATAACTTGAGGATCAGTACCCAACTGAGTAGAACCATTTGCATCCAATGCATCCCACCATTGAACTTGAAGATCAACGGTAAATTCTTCGATAGAATCTGAAGAATCGTATGATAAATCGATAGCGCTGACTGCAGTTGGGAAAATTCCGTAGAACTTATAAGCCTTCAGAACTGGAATTGGATCACCCGCGTTAGTTTGAATTGGAGTATTAACGTTTGATTGTGCAGATGCAATCGATGTTCTACCAAACTGTTTTACAATAGCATTTCTTTGATATTGAGCTGGATTAATTAAACCAGTGTTATCATCATGTTTGTTAATAGCATTCATCCACTTTTCAAATGCAGTTCTAATGGTAAAGTCTACATCATTAATAATAGTAACTGTCCAGACATCAAACGTTCTATCTCCTGCAATCTTTAGTGTTCTTCCTCTAAAAGGAACCTCAATAACACCAACGTTTGATGCTGGTAGATTTGCAGATTTAATCATAAATCTAGATAGTTCACTAATAGACCTAGTTTGATCAACACTTACACTATTGGAAGATTCGGTTGCAAATGTTGGGAAGTTTAATTCAACTTCAAACAGATTTGGACGAGCTGCTCCACCAATTAACCTTGCTTTAAAGTCTTCTAGAGTTCTGGAGCCAAAACTTGGGGTATTTGAAAATGCCATTTTTTTACCTCTGTAGGGATTGATGTTTTAATAAATTAAACGGTTCCAACAACCTCTTCAAAACTAATACCAGTTCTGTTAGCAACAAAAGTGAGACCAATGAAGTTAATTGATCTTGCAGGTTTAACGAAAATATCAGCCCTAAATTGATTTGCGTCAATTACATCTGGGGTGTTGTTTGATTCATCACAAACAACTAGGAAGTCTGTAATTCCTCTCTTTGCTTTAACATCACGGAGATATGGTTCAACAATGTTTACGAAGTTATTTCTAGTGATAACATCATTAAACTCAAAGAGTTGAGCTCTTGCAGCTCTAGAAATGGTATCCTCAATCGTTAGGAATAAACGACGAACATTAATTCTATCAAAAGCACTAGCAACAGCAAGAGCAGTCTTATCTCCGAAAAGAAGTATTCCGGCCCCTGGTGAAAAGATCACGGGATTGATTCTCTTAGGATAGAGTAAATCTCTCTGTGCTTGAGAAGGATTATATGCAAGTTTAATTGCGTTGTTTATAGCACCTCTCGAAGATCCTGCTGGGGAGAACCATGGATAATTGTTAATAGAAGTTCTTGCCATTAGTCCTGCAATATCTCCATTAAGAGGAATATATCTGAATGAATTATTAAATCTATCAAACATATACTTGTAACCAGAATCAAATACTGCATACGAAGAAGAAGTTATTGCATCAAAGAACTTAATAATATTATCAGTTTGCAAGTCACTATTTGCAACATTGACAACTCCTGATTTTCTTGGAGAAATACAAGCAATACAATCTTTTCTATTTTCTGCAATATCAATAAGTCTGTTTGCCTTCGCTTGAGCATCAAATATAGCCGCACCACCGTCTGGACCTGCAATTAAGAAATTAATATCATATTCTGCAGGATTTCTGAAAACTTCATAACCACTGATAACATCAGCTAAAGTAGCTTCCATTCCACCAGTTGCTGAGGAGTAGTCATATCCATTTGAGAATGAGTATGATCTATTTCCAAAACATCCAAAGTTTACTCCAGTAGCAATTTGTCCAGGAGCTATAGAACCACCACTAGTTTGGACATAACCAGTAATATTAGTAAATCTTGCGCCACTGACTTCTTCCGCTGCCCCAGAGTAAATGTATTGGGATACATTTGCTAAGTAATCTTTGTAGTAAATGTTCTCGGCAGGAGAAATTTTACCGTCAATAGCTTTTGATAGATTTGTATATTTTTCTAGAAGATTTCCTGCGGTTCCTGTTATAGATCCACTTTCGTCAACTACAACGACATGCACTTCATCATTCCTTCCACCTCTATCTTTGGCATACTGTGATGTACCTGGTTTTGGTGCAATAGATTTCCAGAAAACTGTAGAATTTGACAATCCTAAAGTCTGTTGGTCATACCAATCAACGGAAACATTTTCGTTAGTAGTCAGCAATCCTTCACCATAACCATCAGTTCCATCAGCAATACTTCTTGTATATCTTACTACTAATGTAGTAGAAGCTATTGATAATGGGGACGCGGAATCAATTATAATTAATCCCGTGTCAACCCCAACAATTCTAGCTGACAAAGATCCATTTAAAGTTTGGATTAAATCTCCAACCTGAACCGTATCTATTACTGTAACAGGTGTTAGGTCAGATGCATATGTAATAGTTGTAGATCCGAGTCCAACTGTTGCAGTCCCAGGAAATCTGAACTTCTCAAGAGAAGTGGCAGCTCCTACACTGTTGAAAACTTGATAGTAATTTCCTGGACCATCAGGAAGTCTATTCAAACCCGATGATGCATATGTAATTTCGGTAGCAAGACCGGTAACATTGTTGTGGAGACTGACGATCTTGACATCAATACTACCCTCATTTACTTTACTAACAATTCCTTTTACATATCCGTCAAAAAGTTCAATAGTTCCAGTTGGGGTGGCATAACTAGTTCCGATTGAACAAGTAATAGCAAATCCAGCAGAAATTCCAAAGGTTCCAATTGATACTCTTTGATCCGCAAAAGCATCAATCGTGCAAACTTTTAGTCCGTTAGCCCATGATCCCGGATTCTTAGCAGCAAAAAGCCAATCGCTATCTGTAGCATGATTGTTGTTATAATCTTCTTGGCCGGTGATCTTTAAATTAACTGGAGCTGCTGGGTCTACTGGCCAATTTGCATTTCTCAAATCCTCAGAGTCTACTCTAACTACTCGTAGAGTTCCTCCATATGAAAGGTATGACGAAGCGGTTAACCAGTATTCAGCCTGACCATCGGAAGCTGATGGTTTGCCAAATGTATTCAATAAATCTTGCTCAGTTTCAATTAAAACTGGCTCGCCTACTGGCCCTTTTACAAAAGGTGCAGCAAAAGCACCTACTTGATCGTTTACTGCATCAATTCTACCTACAGTAAGATCAACTTCTCGAACTTTTATGCCAGGTGATACTAAGTTTAGCGACATGTCTTTCCCTCTGAAGAAGTTCAACTTAACTAGAAATATTTATTATTTGCTAACTTTATATTGGGGAAACCGCCAATGAACACTACCAATCTGGATATTTCCAATATGAATTCGATAATTTTTGTTTTCTATTACTAATAATTCTCTCTTTAGTGCATTCTTTACACTCATATGAATATGCAGAAGGAATGTCTCCTCTTCCTTTCCGTGTTAAATAAAATCCATCCAATAGGTCTTTAATTTGGCCACAAACTCTACATTTTCTTTCCGTAAGAAATAGATGTTCTAATTCAAATTGATCATCTATATCCATTATTGATAATCCCACATAAATGATCTATCTCCATACTCATCAATATGCCAACGATCCCCATCTTCATCAATAAAACTCTCCCCACCTTCCAATCCATCAGTTATGAATCCAAATGGAGCCATGTCTTGTTCAATTTGATTTTTCTGTTCTTCGTATAATCTTTTACGAACATCATTGTCCGTCATCTCTTTAAAATATGGTTGTGCAATTAACCAAGCAAAAATAACTAGACACATTGCAAGATCATCATTGGATCCATCTTCAGCTTCAAATGAATTTGATTTTTGAATAAAAGTCGTAAGTTCACTTATGGTATCATAATCTTTAATAATTAGTTTATCTCCCTCAATCAGTGTCTTAAGATTCATACATCCAATCTTTTTGACATTTTTGGACATCTTGACACCCATCTGAGATTTCTTACCAGAAAATCCTTGACCAACTAGTTGACCAGCACGACCTCTCATTGTACACATAAGAACATTATCATACTCCAAGTCCATGTGAAGAATTTGACCTACTTGTTCTCCAACATCATTAACTTCCACAAGAATGTATGCATTATTATATGCAATAGCAAGATCTTTAATTATGCTTGGGAATAACATTGGTTTGATTTGATTATTCCTATACTTTGCAACAAGGCGATATGGGAAACTTGTTGTATCACAAATAGTAAATGCAGAATAATCCTTTTCTACACCTCTTGCAACATCTACAGTTACCACATAATTGTGTTCTTTTTGAGGTTCCTCATAAATATCCAACCCTGCATTTGATTTAATTGGATCATCATAAACTAAAGATTTAAGTTTTGCCGCAGATACGAGAGTATCTGAAGATCCTAAAAAATCACATTCAAATTCTTGTTGGAATTGTTCTTTCGAAGTATTTGCAATGGTCTGATCTTTCCATTTATCGTCCCTACCAGGAACTTCAGACCAATGAACATCGGTAGGTACATATTCATTCTTACCGCGTTCAGCGTCATGCCACATACGATAAAAATGGTTCATGCCCTTTGGGGTTGAAACTATGATGACTTTTGTGTTTTGGCCAGACGATATAGTAGGATAAACAGAGGCAAAGAAGTCATCAGCAATGTGATTTGGGATGAATGCGAACTCGTCCAAAAAGATGATATTATACGATCCACCTCGGACAGCAGATGCAGAAGTAGATGCGGCGATAATTTTGGAACCATTTTCTAATTCTAGAGATCGTTTATTCCATGATACGATACCTTGTTGCATCCACTTTGGTAATTTTTCATATGCAAACTGCAACCTACTTAACAAATCTTGTGCAGTGGACGCCTTGTTGGCTAGAATAGCTATGTTTACATTATCATTAAAAACCGCATAATGTAACAAATATGAAACACAAGTAGTAGATTTACCTGTCTGACGAGGCATTCTACAAATATTAAATCTATTATCGTGGAAATTGGTAATCAGTTTTTCTTGAAAAGGATACATCTTGAATGGTATCTCACCATAATCCAGAGAAACGATCTTAATATAATTCTTAGCAAAATAAACAGGATCATTTTTGCACTTGATAAATTCAAGAATTTGTTCCTGTGTGAATTCTACAGCTACATTAGCCTTCTTAAGGTTTGGATTACCAAGATAAATCTGATCACTCATAAATCAAAACTTCGCTAGACTCGCTACTACTTCTTGTTGTTTTAGATACAGCTTAAAATAAGCTTTTGCAAATTCTATTGCTTCTTCTCTATCTAATTTATCTATGACTCTTGACTGCTGTTCATAGATTAACATTTTATTGATATCTTCAAGTACAATCTCAGAAGGGTCTACATTCATTTCATTTACCTGGAATAACTACAATTGGTTTAGATGGGTCTGTGGGGCTTGGATACCACTGCATTATAACTGCGCCTGGATAGAACTTCTCGATTTCCTTTTTGACTTCATCTTTTGATGGTCTCTTCATATTTGGGAAGAAAAGTTGAATATTCATCATTGGTCTTCCTCTCCAGGAAAATAGTATAGTATAAACATTACCAGTGGATTGTATCCGTTGATAGTCCTCGTTTGTTAATTGCCCAGGTTGAATAACAGAATCTGCAAGTGGTAGGGATGGGCCACTAAACTTCTTCATTGCAGCGGCCTTTTCTCTAGGATTGGTAGTACCCTTTGCAAGATTTCTAATTTTTGCAGTTCTTTGTGACTGTCTATGACCTCCACCGATCTCAAAACTCACATTTTCATTTGCTGGATGAACTTCATTTGGGTCATATGGATTTGGATCTAATGATGCAGGCATTGAGAACATTTTCCAATAACCTTCACCATACTTACATTCCTTTGCGGTCTCTTTTTTCTTACACTTAGGGCAATATCTAACCATTTCATTCATTTCCTGGATGGAAGTTCCAGTTACGATTGGATCCGGTTTAACAATATCCACAAATTCATACTCAGTTGCTCTGAATTCATCTCTCCAGTTAGAAAACTCATAACCCTCTTTCTGAGTTTTATTGCCCCAGTTCTTTGCACCAACTTTACGGCACTTAACTAATGCACCAGAAGCATATGCAGAAGGCCAAACCTTATAACGAGATTTTACCTTTGAGTAACATGCGTCTTTCTCTTCAGTCGCAACCATCTTAGCCTTACCCTCTCTGTCGGGATTTGGGTCTTCTTCATTCTTGCGACGGAATGCTTTTTCCTCTTCCTTATCGGAGAGGTCTGCCTTCATTTTGCTGGAACCACACTTTGGTTTTGTGGTTTGTCCTGGTTGTTTTGCACAGGGTTTTCCTGCGTATTTACCACCCAGTTGAACCCAACCAGGGGTGCCATCAGAAGCGCGACTCTTAGTAAACCAGTCACGCAAAGAACTATCACCACTCTTGTTTTCATCAATAGATTCCTCCTTCACACAATTGGGAACTACTTTTTTTCCCTTCTTTTTCATTCCAACCTGTTTATAACCATCCCAACACTTTTCATCTAGTTTTGCAGATTCATCATAAACTTTCTTTCCATCTTTAATATAACCAGATCCTTTCTTATCGTAGAAACGAATACCTTTTGTCAGTCTCTCAGAGGTCAACTCTTCCTTTCTCTTTTTTGCGGAAGTTCTCTTTGATTCTTCTTTTTCACCTCTTTCTTTTTC